CAACTAGCATATTTTACCTTCTTAAAATGTTTGAAATGTTAAAATACTTAAACAGTAAGCTTACCTTTAAAATTGGTAGGAAGATAACTATTAAGATTTTCCCCCCAACAATAAAAATAAATCTGTAAAATAAAGATTTATGAAATTGGATTTAAAATTAGAGTGTGTATGTGGATGTGCTCAAGAAGGAGAGTACCGAAAATTGACGGTTTTAAATATTTCGGTTAGAAAATAAGTCGTTTTAAAGTTTTAAAAATTATAAAGTTGCTTTTTTTAATTTAAAATACAAAGAAACAATTTTTTTTATCGTTTTTGTGCGTGCGTGGACAATTTCACAACTTTTAACACTCTTTTATAATATTTTTTTTAAATGTTTTGCAATTAGTTGCAACAGTTCCACAATATAACAAACGCAAGTAAAAACGTTCATTGTGCGTGGCTGAATCCGTTGTCTTCTTTGCTGCTTCTGTTCATAGGCTTGATTTTTTAGTTGATTTTGGTTGATTTTATTAAATATTTAGGTCGTTGCTGTAATGATATACTCCTAAAAAATTGTTATAGGTGCAAGATTCTTCCCTTGCATAATCTTCTCTTTCTTCTATATAAACTGCGCAATCATTACAAAGTTGCTCACCATCTATATCAGAATAATAAGTTTCATCTTCGGCTACTCTTTCGCTGCAACATTCACAGGTATTTTGATTTGTTTGGGTATAATCTCCTGCAGTACTATCAAGGATATACTCGTGCTCTTCATTATCCGAGTGCATCAAATAGATATTTTCCCTACCCTCTTGCAAATATCTAAAGGTGTCCATATATGGGAATTTATTTAAATTAAAAAAATTCTCCTTAGTCATTTGTATTTTAAACTGTGGGCATACATTACTGCCATTATATGTAAACTTATTGCAATCTTTGTGCGTTTGTCTGTTCGTGTCCCCTCTTTGGATATGTGTCAAGCTGTAACAGTCAAGCCTTTTAATCCTTAACGCTTTTTTTATTTTGTGATATAATCGGCTCTGCAAATTGTCCATTTGTTCAGGTTGGAAGAAGTCAGCGATATAAATTCTATCAAGGTAATATTCTTTTTTGTTTGTGTCTTTGTTTGTTTTTATATACAAATTTGCTTTAGCTATTGCCAATTTTCCAATCTTTAAGCCTACTATTTTGACTTCTGTATTAATAAATTTACTATAGATTTCAAATAGTGCGCTTTGCTTTCCTTCCATGCAAGACCCATTTTTATGATAATCATATTTTTCTAGTTCTTGGCTGTAATACCCAACAACATCATTTTCAATAAATAGCTCTCCCCCCTCGCCAAAATTATCCTTTAATTTACTATCTATTAGAGTTGCGACCTCTTCAAGCATAAGATGAGGCTCAAAAATTTCAGAAAGCATTTTGAAAATACTAGTTTCTGTAAAGTGTTTCTTTCTTTGTTCTCTTGTTCCTGTTATTTTCTCGCCTGTATGTGCTAAAAGTCCCTCTATTTTGTCTTGATTGATATAACTAACTTTTAAGGGGTTATTTTTTGAAATATCAACATATTTCAAAAGTTCAAATTTCGGCTTTTTGGTAGCAACTATTGACAAGTAATTTACTGCACTTTCTATAATGTTTTTTTGTGTTTTCATAATTTGGGTTTTTGGTTGTTTGTTATTTGATTAGTTCAAAAATTAAATTGCTTATTATTATTGTAAAAATTACAGCCGACAAACAGAACAAAATAGTATTACAAAATTTTATTAGTTCCTTGTCTTTGGCTCTTTGCGTTTCTTGTTCTTTTTTGTTTTTCATTTTTTTTTGGTTTTGGTTTATTTTGTTTTATTTATAGGACAAAGATACAAAAAATTTATAATAAAAATGCAAATTAATTAGAAGTTATTAACAATTTAGCAAATAGTTATTAACAATTTTAAAAAAGAGATGCAAGAAAAAATAAAATAATTTTCAGAAAAGTATTTTTTTGGTGGCAAAAAGCCTAGCAATTTCAGGGCAATTTCAACAGCAATTTCAGGGCAATTTCAACAGCAATTTCAGCATAATTCAGGAATTATTTTCAAAATTATTTTAAAAATAAAAAATAAAAAATCTGAAAAAATCTAAAAAATAAATTATAATTATAAATTATAATTGTAAATTAGATTAGCATTTTGTATGCTTTTTAATAAACTAATTGTCAATTACTTATATAAGATTACTATAAGATTGTATTTGAATGTTATAACGATCAGGCAAGTTTAGCGTATATTACTTGCTTATTAATTTTAAATGGTGTACAGCTTAGGTAAAGTTATTAAACTTTTATGTAAGTTTTTAATCTCAATATCTTATTGATGATAGATTGACTGACCTGATACTTCTCTCCTAACCCCTGTTGAGTGTAACTACCCTCATTGTATTCTTTTCTAATTAACTCTGCTTCTTCGTGAGTGAACTTTCTTTTAGCGTAACCACCACCACGCATATCTTTTCTTTGATATATATTTATACTCATATTCTTTTATTAAAATAATCATCTATTACTTGTATACTCTCATCTATACCTTTAACTACTCTAGCACAATACCCCATATCATTTAAGTATGCTATCCAATCCCTCTGCTCTTGAGTTGGGTAAGATTTTTTATCCTTCTTTATTTCTAAGAACAATCCGTGATATACTCCCCCCCTCCTATACTGCCCCCCCTCCATAGCTCCCCCTCCTATATCTATAGGGAAGCATATCTGCAAGTCAGGGAATCCTTTAACATATCCTGTAGCCTTAGCCTTAACAGCCTGTTTATAAGATGTTCTAATGCCTCCTAAAGAAGCACAGTATCTAGCGTAAGGGTACTTAAACTGCAGGTACTTTATAACACCTTTTTGTACTTCTTCTTCTTGATTTCTCAAACTGTTTATTATTTGTTTTTGATTGCTTTTTTTGTATATCTATTATCTCGTTACCTACCCTAATGCTTACCTCTCCAATATCAATAGCGTTGTTTAAAATATCATCCTGCAATTCTTTTATTTTAATGTTAAGATATATAATATAACAAAGCAAAGAAAAAAATCCTGTTAATGTAAGTGCCATAATAATTATTTGCTAATAGTTAGTTTGTCCATATTGACCTTCAATATAAATGTTTTTAAAAGTAATGTCTAATTCGCTTTTTTTTAATTTTGTTTCTATACAAATTTTATTTATTAATTCTTGGTTTTTCTTTATTATATCTATATCGTTAGTCAAAACAAATGTATCAATTTTTTTATATTTGTATGCTCTTGCAGAGCTTTTCTTTCTATAACCGTACTCTATAATAACTCTATAGATAAGGCTAGACACTACGCTTAATTTTATCCCATTCTAGTATAGCGATCAAATCGGTTTTATTGTACAAAACTCTTTTGTTATATTCTTTTGGATTGTATACTAGCTTTACTTCTCTAATTAAATCAGAAGGGCTATCGTTAATATATTTAACAATCCATCTACTACTACTGCAATGCTCATTTCTTTTTAAATGACTTAAATATCCCATTTGTATTATTTTTTATTTATATCCCTATCAATTTTCTTTTCTATTTGAGCTGCTATATACATACCCAAAATAAATCCCACACCAAACATTATTATTAGGCTCATTATTTATCTTTAAAATATTCTTCTATATTATTTTCTTCGCTCCTTAATCTTCTCCATATCCACATAAAAACTGCCGTTATAAGCACCCACCCTATCATATCCATTCTATGCTTTTTTTATAAATTCAAATATATGTTCAATTATTGGTAAAGTCCAACCATCGCCTAATAATGATTGTGCTTTATCTTCATTTAGTATATCACAATAATCATCAGGAAACCCTTGCAACCTGCACATTTCTACTTTGTTTACTGTTCTCATTAATCCATTTTCTAAATGAATTACAATTACTCCAAACTTTTCTCTTGTTCTTAAAAATCTTTGTGCATTTTCTGAAAACTCATCAGTATAACAAAAACTTCTTCTTTCAATTAAGCATTTAGATTTTTCTCTTGGGCTTTTACCATCGGTAATAACATCATTAAAATTAATTTTTCTATCTCTTGGCTGTGGTATATCTGTTACAATATCAAACATACTTTCTTTTGTTCTTACATTAGACCAATAATACCTATCTCTTAATTGTGCAGTAACTAAACAGCTATTAATTCTACAAGGATATAAACCTAATTCTTGGCTCATAATACCAATATCTTCTTTTCTTGCAGATGCAACATTTTCTTGAAGAAATATTACATTAGGATTAAGTTTTTTAATATGATTTAGGATTTCAATAAAAACAAAAAACAAACTACTTTTATTTCCATTTAAACCTGCTCCTTTGCCAATACTACTTAAATCTTGACAAGGTGAACCACTTAATATTAAATCAATTTTACTCCAATCAATATCCCATTCACGCCATTTTGTAACATCTCCAACTTGAATAGTATCAGGAAAATGATATTGTGTTAATTCTATTGCACAAGGTTTAATCTCACTTGAATAATATTTATCAACTTTTATACCTACATTTTCAAGTGCTTGTCTTCCTGTGTTCATTCCATTAAATAAACTAACTACATTCATTTTAAATATGTTCTAAGCAAGTAGGACAAAGACCAATATCTTTTACTAATCCTGTTATTTCATCTCCACAACAAGTTAATTCAACTTCTTCTTCAGTTGGCTTCTTTTTGTAGTCATCTGTAATAATTTTAATTGTGTCTAATACATCATCACTATAAGCCCCATCATTTTCTATTTCAGACATTTGTTCTTTTATTTTTACATCTAAAGCTTTTTTATACAGCTCTAACATATTGTTAGCGTGTTCATTCATTGCTTTTATAATTACATTTCTAAATTCCTCTCTTATAATATCATTTACAGGAATCCATTGTTTTAGCATTTGATCTATTTCTTTCATTTTGTTTTTGGTTTTAGTTAGTTATTTTTTTATTTCAAAGTGCATCCAATCATAGTTCTTTTCTACACCCAAAGAAACAAAGCCATTGTTATAAAATATATCAATCATTTGTTTGTACTCAGGTCTTGCAAACCTTGCTGTCTTAGATGTTTCTTTTAATTTGTTTCTAGCAGGGTCTAAATCAATAGCAATACCCCAACTATGTTTTGACCAAGCAGAGCCACCTCTCATCCTTCTGTAATTAAAACAACCACCATAAAGGTCAATGCCTAGCTCTTGTATTTGAGCAAGACCATAAGCATCTAAAAGCTGTTTAAATACTGATTCAATATTAGCTGCTATTAACTTATGGCATCTTATTCTATTTACTTCAACTTTTAAATCCCAAGCTAATTTCATAGGGTAAGGCAATATTACTGTTGCTAAATAACCTGCTCCTGTTTCGTTAGGGGCTCCATATTTTTTTATTGCTTGCGCTGTTGTTATCATATTATTTTTTTTATTTTTTATAAACCCATTAGGTCTTATTGATGGTGGGTAATAGCTCATTTTTTTATTAGTTTTTTTACTTTAAATACGATTCTTTTAAAAATCTTTATAATAAAATAAAATACAGAAACTACTCCAACTACTAATAAATATATTAGCCCTCCAATTAATCCTACAAAAAGTTCTTTAAAAATTTGAATTGCTATAGCTTGAATTTTTTTCATAATATTATGTTTTTATTTTGTTTTTTATTTATAAAATATTTTTTTTTTAAACTTAATTCTAATTCTTTATCTATTAAATTACTAGGCAATCCACCATTTTCAACATCTGCATACCTGTAATAGTTAGATACGATCATATAAGCCGTAAAATCTTTCTCAGCTAATTTATTTAAAGTGAATATTTTTTTTGAATAAGACAAGGATAGGTATCGTTTTTTTATTTCTTCAGCAGTTTCCATAAGCAAATATATAATAAATATAAATTGTTAGTTGTGTCGTTTTTTAATTAATACTCATTTTATTGTTAATATCTTTACTGTCTTAAGCTATCCCCTTTCATAAATACCACCTTACATAATCTTCTTATCCTATCGTATATCCTGTCGCCATACCTTTGCTTAATAGCGCTAGCATCTAAATTGGATGTTAATAATAGTAATTTCAAATCATCTTCTGCCTCAAATATAGCGTTCTCTACTGCATCTATTTTAGTGCCATAATCGTTTACTATCTCCTCAGTACCTATATCATCTATAACAATGAATGGAGTTTTATATTCAGTAACCTGATGAAGCTTCCTAGCAGTAATAGGCTTTAGTATTTTACCTTTCTTAGCGTTAAAGATTAAAGGTAATACTCCTGTAATTATTATAGACTTACCTCTACCACAGTTTCCTATCATAAACAATCCCTTACCCTCTGTATCTGATAGCCATTCTATAACACTATCATACTCAGGTAGATGCTTGTACTCTTTAATTGTTTTATCCACTAACATAAAAGCTTTAATGAATAATGCTTTGCACTCCTCTTTGCTTCCAAAAGAATATCTCTTGTAGTCCCTAACTTTAATGTGAGTTGCGTTCTTTAATGTTTCTTCTAGTGTTCTCATATTTTATGTAATTTTGAGCCGAATAAGAAAAGTAATCGGCTCATTTCTATTTAAAAATTAATTTTCGTTTTAGTTGAAGCCATATATTTAAAATTTATTATAATCTTTATTATCTAATTGTTTTCTCCCTGTCTTATCTTTAGGAGTGTTAGCCTCCCAAGTCCTCACACAGGCTCTCCAATCTTTCATTTTGTTTTTACCTACTTTCCATCCATTACTTTCGTAAAAGTTAAAAAACTTATCACTATCTACATTGCTTCCTCTGTCATTGCAATACTCTTTAACTTCTTCAATAGAAGGCTGTATAAAGCGTTTTATAATTGGCTTTGCATCAGGCTCTATATTTGTAATGTTTGTGTCTGATATATTGTAAACATCATAATCATCTATAATTTTTATAACCGACCTATGAGTAGGGGAGTTGTCATTTAAAACTCCATACTGAAACTTTATAAAACTAGGAATAAACCATTTATTGCCATTATCAAAAACTTTTATCTTGTGAGCAAAAACTCTACAAACATCATCTTTATTTATCTTTGAGTTTAACCTTACTGATGCTATTTCAAAATCAGCCTCCCATATTCCTGCGTGATTGCAGTCATCTAATATATAAAGCCAAAACAATTTATATTTTGGTTCTAACCCCCTGAAAAATCCTTTCTTCCATTTTTCAGAATCTGTCATTCTTTTTGCCATAATTATTTATTTTTATTTTGTTTTTTATTATGATAGTCTTGTAAATAGTTATTAACTATCTGTCTATGCTCTAAACTACCACTATATGTGTCTGAAATATCTTCTGCTTCTAATTCTCTAGCAATTTGATTTTGACTTTTTTCTGCTCTTTTTTCTACTAATAAATCGCTTTCGCAATCAGGACACCATCTGCACTCGTATTCATCATCAGTAAATTCGCTTTTAGCTAAGTCAGAATTACCACAATAGTAACAAGTTTCTTCGCCATCATCATTAAGCATTATCTCAGAACTTGCCGTTCCATAATCGCCATACCAATAGTTTTTATTTGAGCCCCTGAAATCTCCCCAACTATCTCCTGCCAAATCATTTTTATAATTAGATTTTTTACGGCTAGATTCCTGTTTGTATTCGTATTTACTGCAGCCTAACTCAGCCACCAACATACTTATCATATCAAGACAATTATTAGAATCATAAAACTCTACAATCTCCTCATCAGTATGTGGATTGTAATAGCCACAACTCATATTAGCAACGCATACGCCAATGCCATTTTCTGCTAACTGCCCAACATCTGTAATGCTGCCTGATTTTTCTGAGTAGCCATAATGTTTTAGTATAGGAGATATTCTTTTGCTAAATTTTTTACTATACAAATTACCAAATATATTGTTTATAAAATCAAAAGCCCCCCTTCTGTCTGCTTGAAAGCAATAACCTACATCTTTAAACCAATCCATATCAGCAGCAGAACTACCTATGCAGCCCCATTCTTCTGAATGAAAGAAAGCGCATTTTATATTACTGTTGCTCATTAGCATTTCTAGTGCTATTCATATGCCTACTTTATCATCTCCACCTACACCAACCTGAGTGCCTGTGTCTGAATTAAATGCAAACAAACAATTATTATCATCAAAAACTTTAAAGCTTGTATGTATTTTGTGGACTGTGTCTGTATGCGAAACAATACAGGGGTAAAATTTTGCGTTTCCTTTTGTAATGTATATATTATTTTCTTTAACAACAACTTTTGCTTCAGGTACATTTTTTTTGCAAAAATTGTAGATGTAATTTATCATATCATATTCATTGCCTGTTGTAGACTGAATAGATAATACATCCATTAGTAATTTTTTTCTATCTAAGAGTTGTTTATTCATAAGTGTTTATTTTTTTAGTTATTTAGTTGGTTAGTTAGAATATGAAAGGCATTGCTACCTCTCAAATTCTGAACAAAGATACGACATTTTTTTGGAACTACCAAATTATTTGGCAATTATTTTTATATTATTTAGAAGGGCAAGTCATCTTCATCTATACTTGCATTAGAAGTTACTGTATTAGGAGTTGTTGTTTTTGGCTCATAAGCATTTTCATAAGCGTAATGCGTAGCCCCTTTTTCAGAAACTTCTTTTCTTTGGGCTATAGTAATATTTACCCATCCTTTCTTTGAGATTTTTTGCAAATCATCTACTTTAAAACTTGCGTTAAATAAATCCCCATACTTAGTAGTAATTTTTTTAATACTACTTGCTACATAATTTTTTTCTGACATTTTTTTTGTTTTAATTATTAATTTTATTTTTGTATCTGTTTTTTTTATTTATCAAATCTAGCAATTTCTCCTCAAGAGATTCTATATTTCTTTCAATGTTTTTCATTTCGTGAGAGTAGTAACTATCATCTTCAATTAGTATTGATTCTATTTCTTCAAAATTGATCCTATAAGATTTTAATATCTTCATAAATATATCGTGCTGCTTTGAATTGTGTATAATTGTGGCGTGGGTTTTATTAAGAATCTTTCCTATCTTGTCATATTTTAATCCAAAAGTATTTCTAAGCAATCCACAATACATTCTTCTAGCATCTACAACTATATTTTTTCTACTTTTTGATTCTACTTTTTCCCAATCTAAATTATACCTTGAGCATATTTCGGATTTAATAACATTGTTTCTTTCTTTAGTTAGTTCTAATGTATATTTAAGCATTTTCATCTTTTTTAATTAACGCTTGAACTCCATTATACTCTCCCTCCCCATAAACTATAACTAAATCATCTTTTAAATCAATCTCTATAATGTCAATAATGTCTTTTACTTTAACATTTAAAAAATGTGCTAGTCTTTGCATTTGGTAATATCTAAGAAAGTATGGATGATCTAAATACTTTTCAATAGTAGAGCCTTTAATATTTAATATTCTACCAAATCTTTGTTTTGATATTCCTCTTATTCTTAATATTGCTTCAAGTTCATTTCTTGAAGTTCTTACTTTATCATAATCATTTTTCATTTTAATAATATTTTGGTTTTTTTACTATGTTTTTAATTAGTTTTTTAGGTACTAAAAAATTAACCTGTTTATCTGAATAAAACTTTTTAACTTCATTTCCTAGCAGTATTAATATTTCATCTTCAACAATTTCTCCTAAAAAGTTATTTCCATACCATACTGAATAATGAAAGGCTTTGCTGTGATTTTTATATATACTAATTGCTAAACATTCCATTTCTTCGCATTTGTTCATACTGCTTTCTTGGGTCGGTTTCAATTTCATTTTCTTTTATTTTTATAATAATTTCTTCTGCTTCTATTTTTGTTAAACGATTAAGAGAGTTCATAATATTTTCCTGTTCTCTTGATGGTATTCCTGTTTTGTGTAAGAGATTCTCAATGTGCCCTAGCTGCCACATTTCTGCTTCTTCAGCTTTTCCATCAAGAATCTCATCCATCCAATCATTCATTAGTCTACAATTTCATCTTGACCAAACATTCCTTGCTCGTAGAAACCTGAAATTTTAAGTACGACCCTTGACATAGCTCTCTTTTCTGCCATAGCGACAGGAAACTTTTTACCACCACCCATTAAGTTTATATCTGATGCCTCTCCAAAGCTCATCATATTTCTAACTTCGCTGTGTCCTTTCTTCATACTAGCAGTTGCTCTCATTACAACCCAATCTTTTTGCATAACCACAGGCTCATAAACTACAGTTATATTTTGCTTTGAAACAATTTTGTCTATACCTGTTCTAGTAATAATTACAAATCCTCTAGTATCTTTATAAACATCTTCTTTAACTAAGCCATTTTCTAAAAACAATCTTTTCATTGTTTCTTCTTTGGTTTCTTTTACTTCTACTGCTTGTTCAATTTTTTTCATTTTTAAATAATTTTGTTGGTTAATATTTTGTTTTTGTTTTTGTTCATATTGTTTATTTATTTCTTGATGATATTCTTCTTCTTCTTGATAATAATATTCTTCTTCAAAATCTATCATAGATTGAGCCATATCTGCTATATATTCTTCTTTTCATTGTCCCATAGCTAAGATTTTTTTAATGATTCTAAATACTCTTTATATATATTACATTGTAATCTGTAACTAGCAATATTAGTTGTTTTAGGAAGTCCATCTGTTTTTTTATATCTAGTCAATATTGTTATTGGCGTTGATTCTATATCATATCCTTTCTTTCTTAAAGAGTAAATAATGCTTGATAGCCTATAAGCTCCATACTCATTTATAGCTTCTTTTTGTGTTAAGTTTCTACCATTTTTTAAGTGCTGTAGAATATCACTTGTTTGTGATTTCATAGTTTTAGTTTTTTAGTTTATTATTTATTTACACTTAGACCTCCATTATCTCTACCTGCTTTATTATCTAGTTCTATACAGTTTTGTATCGCTTTACTTAGTGAATCATCTCCACTTGAAGAATTATAAAAATCTTCATTTTCCCACATATAATAAACCCATTGAATTGCTAGTTTGTGAGTATTAAAACAACATTCTCTATGTGTACCATAACTATCAGTCATTTCAGCATCATAACGACCATAAGGATATTTTAAAGGCATATCTTTTACTTCAGTTATACTATAGGTTCTACTTTTTAAGTCTTTCTTTTTTTTCATTTTGTTTTTGTTTGGTTAGTTATTTAGTTAATTGTTTGTTTAAAATTCGTGGCAAAGATACAACATTTTTTTAATATACCAAATTATTTAGCAAGTTTTTTTAAAAAAATATGTAAAAAGTTAATATATACTCTAGTAATAACTTTAACTTTAACCTTAGCTTTAGCCTTAGCTTTATCTTTATCCTTATCCTTAGAGGTATGCTATACCCTTAGCAAACGGTATAGTATAGGGTATAATATAAAGTGTAAAAAGTTAAAAGTAATGAGTTAGTCTTGCCACTTGACCACTTTCTTTTTCGTGAATAAATGCTTCACAGGCTTTTGGAGCACCACAAAACCCCTTTCTTGAGTGCCAACTATCTGCTGCTGATGGGCTTCTCATATATTCTACTGTTACTCCAATAAAATCTTTGGCATCTAGCCATTTGCGTTTTACTTTATGATGTATATGGTGTAAATACCAATATCTAAATTTAGCTTCACTCCACATTTTTGGTCTTTCTTGAGCCATTAAAAGAGGAAGGGTGTCCATTTTAGCCCCATCTCCGTGCTCTAATCCTATTAAATTATTACCATATTGATAATACTTTCTATGAGCAACACTAATGTCAAAGGTAATATCATCTGCATTTCTAAACCAAGATTTTAAAGTATGAGCTAAATGAAACCCACTCTGATAATCGTGATTACTCATTGAATGTAATACATCTACAGGAGCTTTTTTTCTAAGCATTTCTATAACCTTAACATAAATATTTAAAGCAATCTCATAATGCTCCCACCACTTACCATCAGTATCCTGATGAGTTCCTTTGGTGGTAGTATTATAAACATTATCAATATGTAGTACATCATTACCAATGCAAAATAGTATTCTATCTATATCAAATCCACTTGATTTTTCAATAAGTCCACTTACCCCTTCTAATACTCTATTAACAGCAATTTCACAATTATAACCCTCTCCTGTTTCTTTCTCATTAGAATATTTACCTATATGAATATCTGCAGGATTAATTACTAGCAAATGAGTTCCTTCTTTTCTTTTTATTGGATTGTATTTAGGAGAATATTCTGATATAAACTTATTAATATCGTTAAAAATATCCTGCTCATTTAATCCACAATCCTCTTTTGTAACTATAGAGAATCTATAATCTCCACTAGCAGATTGCCAATGCTTTACAGAAACCACATCTTTTTTATCTATACCTCTATCTAATAGATGTTGGCTTAATGCTGAATTATCATTAATATTAAGTAAGGTTTTTGCTCTGTATTGATAAATTAAATTAGCTTCTTCTGCAGAAAGCCTTAGCCTTTTTCCATTATTTTCCATACGCAAATTTATACAAAGAATATATTTATATAAAAAAAAAGTGAGAAGTTATTAACCTCTCACTCTTAACTAAAAACCATCTAACTATGAAACACTCAAAATTAGACAACAAAGGTAATCTTTTTTTTTTAAAAAACAATGTTTTTGTTTATTTTTTATTGATATCTGCTATTCCTTGACCAAGAATTAATGCCATTCCTGCGTAAAATATTTCTTGTGCAGTTTCTTCAGCAACTCCAAGATATGTAGCAATAAGTGGAATTAATATAGACCCAACAGCATACCAAAATTTCTTACTTGCAAAAACTTGTTTTATAACCCAATTTTTCATTTTTTTTTTTTAAATTAATAATAATGCCAAATTATATTTTGGCTTTTTTTTAAATCCGTGTCCAAATGTATAAAAGTTTTTCCAATTCCAATACGATTAAAGCCTACTTTTAAAGCAGCGTTTATAATTTTAAATCTTCCTGCTGTACCCACGACATTTATATCTGCTGCGTTACAAGGTATATTTGTATGTGCCGAACCTTTAACGCCTCCAATTTTTGCATTATGTTTAGGTGTTCTATAGCCTGAATTTATTTTAAATGGTATTCCTGCAAGTTCTCTAGCCTTATCTAATTTGTTTAAAAAAATTAAACACATATTATTTCCTGAACCAATTTCATCAGGGCTGTCAAATTCAGAAAGCTTAAAGTATTTTATATTCATATTTCTTAGCTTATCGTTATACATATTACCTACCCTGTCCTCTATATTGTTTTTTATATCCACTCTGCCCTTTTGAAGCATTTTTTGAATGAACTCCTGATCTTTTTTTTGTTACTTTTTTTGTAAATACCCTTATAGATGATTTAACTTTTGCCATTATTTTTAATATCTTTCTTATCTTCCTCTTTAAGGAGTATATACTTCTCCTCCTTCTACTCCCTCTACAGGAGTATATCCACCTTGAAATACTGCAAGATATTCTACATAAACTTCATTATTTCCTTTTCCTAAAGTTGTGTCTGCCTTAGCACTAATAGAAGTTATAGGTCTTAAAGTTGGCACACTAGAAGCTGAATTTTGTATATCTACCGTATTAGCCATTAAAATAGCACTTGTTCCTGCAGGTAAATATTGGTAAGTATATACAGCACTACCTGTAGACATTCTAATAGTAACTCCAATAGCTGAATCGGTGTTTGTAATTCTAAAATAAGAAAATGCAGAGCTAACGCCCTGTCCTGCAATATCAGGAAGTGAAGTATTGTAATTAAAAATACTTGTAAATGCCGTGCTAGTAATACACATCATTCTTTGGTCAGCTTTTCCATTCCCACCTATGTTTCTGATTATAGAATTTCCGTATGTTACTCCATTTATAATTATATTCTCATTGATAGAAATGCTAAGTGTAGATGAAACTATTGTGTTTGCCATAATTTTTTATATTTTAATTTTTTTTATGTTTTATAAATTTATAAATTGTGTAGAAGATGGCTAATAAAAGAGAAATAAATGTTAAAATTTCATTGCAATCACTTATACTCATACCTATTACCCCTGCATTTGCAAGCAAAACCTCCGTTGTATCTCTCATATTAGATTTCATTATTAATTTTAATCCTTCATTCTATAACCTGTAAGGTATACCTTTAAACTTATTGGTGCCGTACCACTTCCTGATAATGTTACATTTGCAGATATTTCATTATCATTTCCTAATTGATAATCAGATATAACTGCAGGAGTTGTAGCAGTATTAGAAGTTTTTTCTCCTGCAAGTATTGTTAAAGGGGTAGAGAGTATTGAAACTCCTGATTCTAATATAGATATTGTTGTTAATATACCCTTACTAGCAGCAGAAACACTTGCTTTAACATTGGTTAAGTAAAAATCATAAGGCATCCTAATGTTGTCTAAATCAACAAGAGTACTTATAGCACCATCTATCCTTAAAACAAATGTTTCTAGCTGATAACTCCAAGCTAAATTACCTGATTTATCAATTTGATTAAGTCCACTTGTCTTTCCTAAATAAGAATTATTATCTGCATTTTCATATCCTTTAGGAAAATGCCTATTACCATCTAGTAAAAATTTATGCTCGTTTGATGCCATATTATTTTATTTTAACTGTTACAGTTGCAATTACTATTTCCATACAAATATGGATTTCCACAATCATAACACCCTCTAACTCCTGAATAATTTGAATACATACTATCGTAAAAGATTATTCCGTGATTTTTATATGTGTTACTCATACTGTTAGGCTTATTAGATTCAAATGTAGGGTATAAACCTGCTTGATCAGATGAATTTAAAAAATCCATCATATCTTTTGCAAATATTTCAGCCTTTCTGTAAGTATCTTGCTTAAATGTATTGTAAGTGTCTTGACTTATTATTCTTGAAAATTCATCTATATTGTTTACAACCCCACTAGATGTTATATTACTCATAATATCATTAACCACTTCAAATCTAACAAACCAAGCCAAGCAATCTTCTAAATAATAAGTCATAAATATTAAATTATCAGCACTTAATGAGCTAGTATCGTGCTCAAGCTTTAGCTCTGCATAGAATTTTTCTCCCAATAAAGGGCGTATATGAGCTAATTCAGCCAAGATAATAGTATTCTCAGAAACTAAAACAGGGTCGGTGTTTTTATTGGTAAATGTTTTATCAATTACTTCTCCTGCATTTACTAATGGTATATATTGTCTAGTATTGCTCATTTCGTTTTGGTTGTTCTACTGTTATTTCTTTTGATTCATCTGCCTCTCCATCTCCATCTAAATCTTTTTGCGTAACTATAATTTCTCTATCTGCAATAAACATATCGCCATCTTCTAACATAGGCAAACCTTCATCTAGTAATGCTCTTTGCTCATTAATAGTGAGAACTTGTTTAATGTCTACATCATTAGAATATGAGATTGGTGGCTCATAATGGATTCTTAAATCTCTAGGGTCAAAACCCATTTCTTTATTAAGAACAGCTCTAATTCCATTTAATATTAAATCAGATGTATCTCTAATAACGGTTGTCATTACTAAATCGTAAGCTATTCTAATCTCACTTCCTGTATTATTCATTTTTCCTGAGCTTACAATACCTGAAAGTGATGGTTGCCATCTATGAGAAGTGATTATGTTTTGATCAGTTATTTGTTGTAATTCTAGCCAACTTCCATCTTGGTCATCTTTTAAAATCTGAACATTAGCAGGAGATGAATCTCCATTTTTTACTATAAATAATATTTTTCCATTATTTCCTTCTCCTACAAACTTTCTTTGTGCTTCTTTAACTAATTTTTGAGCTTCTTGCTCCCCCATATCTCCATTAATCTCTACTATTGCAGATGGTTGAAATCCGTTTAAGAATTTAGTATGATTCCATTTGCCTATTTCAAAATCAACGCAAATATGCTCTAGTGCTGCTACATAATCAGGCAATCCGTAAAACTGAAATGTAGGCTCGTAGTCCTTAAAATGAACTACAAACTTACTGTTAGCTACTCTAGGGTATATGGGTATTTTGCTTATCTTTTTATCTTGATTCCAATACTTGCACCAATCAGAATTTACATAAACCTCTTTTTTGTTTTTTGACACTCTAACTGTTGTAGCATCTAAATGATAAAGATTTACACCTCCATCATAAATAACGCACTCCATATAAGAATTTCCAAAAGTGTAATAATCATCAGACAATTTTTTAAATACATCTCTTAATGATTCTCCATCTGCATTTACATTTTCAATAAATTCTCTTAAAGAATCTGTTTTGCAAACAAATTTTGCTCCACTTGTAAATACTGTTTTTTGAGCTAAAACGCTTCTATGAGTAGAAGATTTGCGTTTTAATTCTGCTAAATATTGAGGAAATAAATTGTCATCTCCAAAAGGAACCCAATCGTTTGGTAAATCCCTTACATCTTTTACTTCTTTAATAGTTGGTGGAGTTGCTAAATTAAAAACACCAAACTCAAAAGTATTATTTTTCTTCTGAAGGCTGTTTGTTGATTGATTTGTCTTTACTGTTGCTGCCTTTAGTGTTGTTTTCCTCATTAGATTTATTAGATTTTTCAATTTTATCTACACAGTTAGAGCCTCCATCTATTTCTTCATAAATGTAAGCTAACTCCTCTTGTGTTGCACTACTCCAAATTACACGAAACTCATCTCTACCAACCCCAAAATAAGTAGCTCCATTAAGAAGTTCTTTTTTTGCTTTATATTCTGCCATTGCTATATATATTTTAATATGTGGCAAACTTACCACATTTTTTTGATTATTACAGTTGCACATTAAAAAGATATAAGCAGAGAGTGTTCGTAAAAAACACTCTCTACTTTATCTAATATTTACTAAAGTGATGTTGCTGTTATATCTCCTGTTTCAATAGACAATGCCCCTGAATATGTATAAGGTAATTCCCATTGTGTTGCACTTAATGTAACAGTTAATCCATTAGGGTCAGTTATTGCCATACCTGAACCTCCTTCTATTGTTTTTAAATTAGCATAGGTTTGGTTTCTTGTCCAAAATGTAGTTCCTTGTGATTGATTTGCAAAAAGATAACTAAATCCAACAATAACTCTTACGCCACTAAAAAACTCCACTATTGCTACAGGACAAGCATCTCCTAAATGCTGAAGTGCAGCTAATCTTTCTCCTGTAATATTAGGAACATAGAAATTTAGTCCTATCTCATATTTTGTAGCCCCACCTTCTTTCGTTCCATTAATTGTCATTGCAGCTTCGCCCTGTTTAGTTTCAAACCTAGCCCAAGGATTTGCTGCTGCAACTACAAAATTTGTTATAATTCCTGTAGTAGGAGCAGTAGCAGGTGTTACTCCTGTAACATTAGCTAAATCTGTAATGAAAATTTGTCTTATCCCCCCTACTGCATTTAAGTCAGCACAGGTGGTTAATAATCCTGATGTTATACTTGCCATTTTATTTTATGTATTAAAATTATTAAATTAAACTACTCCTAATGAAGCTCCTGTAACTAAAGAGTTCCATCCATATTGGAAGCCCATAGTAAATGCTGAACGAATATACATATTCTCACTAACCTCATCATAAATGATTTTTAATTCATTTTCAGGTCTTGAAACATCAGTGCCAATAAATAAATTACCTTTAGCTGAATAAATAACTCCATTTTTAGGAGAAGATGTCGTTTTACCTGTTTGTTTAAATGCTGTAGGTGTATTTGCACCTGTTCTTACACCAAGAGCTACATCCCATTCGTACATAGCTACTAATTCAATACCTCTATAATACAATTTAGCCTTTCCTTCTTGAGCCATTCCGTGCCCTCCATCAACTGAACCTGATACAGCTACTGCAGTTAATGCACTATACCAAGCGTTGTATATGTTTGGAGTTACAAACATTTTTTTATCTCTTGCATCTACTTGTTGTAATGCTGCAGGAGCTTGGTTAAATACTGCATCTAATAATGTAGTTACATCTGCAACAGAGATAACACCTCCTATTGTTCCGTAAGAAGCTGTAGCAGGAGCACCTGCTGGTAAAGCACCTACTACATAAGTCATAGCACCTACTGCACCTCCTCCTGTAAAAGCACCACCTGCTGACATTGTATCCCAAAGACCTGCACCCATTGATCCGTAAGAACAATCTAATCCTCCAGGTACTGTTGCTAAACCTGCCCACATATTTCTTACTAAGTCAGAAGCAATACCACCTCTTACTCTGTCTATGATAACTTGAGCTAATTGAGTTCCTGTTAAATCTGACATATTTACTCCATTTTTGTAAGACTCTACAATTACTTGGTCTTTAAATTCATCCCAACATTGAACTTGTTTAACTGATACATTTTCTGCTGTTATTGTTTTTTGAATTACAGTAAAACCTGCAGGGTTGCAGGTATTTGTTGTGCCACATCCTGTATGTAATGCTGTAATACTCGCAAGTTTAGGAGCCATTACAATGTTTTGTTTATATTTTACATTTGGGTAGATAGTATAATTTTTCATAACATCATCCGATTGAAAAACAGGCTCTAATAAAATTTTAGATGCGTAATTTCCAACATAAGTGCTACCCAATCCATCTAGTGCTACATTTGCCATTTTTTTATTTTTTTAATTATTAATTTTTTATTTTATTTGCTAAACTATTCCAAAAAGATACTTCAGAACTTTCTACTTTGTTTTCTGCTATTACTGCAGGGTCGCCATCAGTAGATATTTCAGTTCCCCTTGCATTTGCTTTTCCTAATAAAGCTGTAAGCCTTTCTATTTCTTGAGTTAAAGTTTCTTTTTCTCCCTCTAATTCAGTAATAGATGCTTCCATTTCAGCAGCCTCATTTTCAAATGCTGAAAATTTATTTAAAATTTCAACATCATCAATGATAGACACCTCAACTTCTGATTTTGATTCAACTCCTTCAGTAGATTTATCGCTTTTTACTGTAGCAATAATCTCATCTACCTTGCTGTTAAACCAATTT